GCTTGCATATTTTGGTTCTTATTCTGGAATTGTCGGAAGCGGGAATGCGACAGACACTATGTTGTCCTCGCAAGCTGTTCTTGCGTTTGGCGCTGGCGGCACAACCGAACGCGCACGCATCACGGCGACGGGAGAATTTCTGGTTGGTGGCACTTCAACTGTCGGAGGTTCTAAGTTTTTAGTGGCTGGTGTTAGCAGTGCAGCCCCTGCGGTATGTCAGGGTGCATCTGGGGGTGGTGCGTATCTTGACTTTTTTAATAATGGTGCGACTTCAAACAAGTTTCGCATTGGGCAAGGGTTTTCTTCTGCAAGTGACAATATTGCACTTTTATACAATGACGCAAACGCCGCTTTGGTTTTTGGCACTAACAACGCCGAACGCGCACGCATCACGGCGGCAGGAGATGTCGGCATCGGGACGAGCAGTCCGGGTCAGAAGTTAGAAGTTGCGGGAAATATCTTCGTTAACACTAGCGGCAATCCGTATGCAGAAATTAAAACTTCTGGTGCGGGAAATAACCCGTACTTAAAACTGACTGCCGATACAAACAACTGGATTGTCCAAGGCACATTCTCAAACGCTAACGATGAGTTGATGTTTCAGTACAACTCGTCAACTTTGATGGCGTTGACAAAAGATGGGAATTTGGGGGTGGGGACGAGCAGTCCGCAGGCTATTAGCGCGACCTATCGCACGATAGAGGGGTCTGGGGCAGATGGGGCATATCTACTGCTGAAGCGCACGTCGGCCACCGCAGTTACGGCAGAATTGGCGGCAGATGGTGGTGCTGCTTATTTATCATCAAAGACAAACCACCCAATTATTATCCGCACCAACGACACCGAACGCGCCCGCATCACCAGCGGGGGGGATGTCGGCATTGGAACGAGTTCGCCTGCTTATAAGTTGGATGTTAGCGGCAGCGCTTTCGCAAGCAATTGGTATGCGCCCGATACTGCTTTTACGGTCGGCACGGTCGGCGGCGGCGTTGGCATCATCGGCTACGGCTCAACGGGGTCGGCCGGCACAACCAATACGCTGCTGTTCCAAGCCAATGGCGAGAAGATGCGCCTCGACTCCTCCGGCAACCTCGGCATCGGGACGAATTCGCCTGCACAGAAACTTCATGTCGCAGGAAATTTCCGCACCACAAATTGCCTTATTGAAAACACCAGCACCAATGTAAATTTTGGAACGACTACGGCTGGTTACTTGGCGTTTCTTGCTGGCTCCGGCGTCGAACGCGCTCGTATCGCCGACAGCGGGAATGTTGGCATTGGAACTACGAATCCTGGAACAAAATTTCATGTGGTTGGCACTGACTCATTAACTAATGGTTGGACAAGAGTTGCTATATTGCAAGGTTCTTATCCAGTACTAATTTTTCACAGTACCGCTGCACAAAATAAATTTGGTGGCATAGGTTATGATTCTGGCACAAGCGACGGGTGGAGGTTTTGGGGCAATGCATCAACATCTGATGTGTCTGCAACTACGCCACTATTTAATATTTTGAATAATGGTAACGTTGGCATTGGAACGGCGACTCCGGGAGCGAGGTTAGACGTAGCAGGTGATATTCGTGCAACAAGCAATATCACAGCATATTATTCAGATGATAGATTAAAAACAAGGCTAGGTAATATTGAAAACGCACTTGACAAGGTTTGCTCATTGACCGGTTTCTATTATGAAGCAAATGAATTAGCACAAAGTTTGGGCTATAAACCAAAACGTGAAGTTGGTCTTTCAGCACAAGACATGGAAAAAGTATTACCTGAAATTGTAACCGCTGCACCAATAGATGAAAAATATAAAACCATGTATTACGAAAGAGTATCAGCATTGTTAGTTGAAGCAATCAAAGAAATTGCCAGCGAGATAAAAGATATTAAAAAACGTTTAAGAGATTAATACATGGCACTAAACGCATCCGGACCCATTAGTTTAGCAGGTGCAACTGCAGGTGAATCTATTGCAGTAGAACTTGGTCTAAGTTCTACAGGACAAATATCTCTAAATGACGCCGCAGTAAGAACTTTGGCAGGAGTAGCATCTGGAGCAATAACGATGCCTACTAATTTTTATGGTAAATCTAATGCTCCGCTTGTTTATTTGGATGGTTCGTTAATTAACACAAACACTTATGTATTTTACACCGGCGGTCACAGAACCATAACAATTGGCGGTAGTGCTAAGGCGGTCACATTTACACTTTGGGGCGGCGCAGGCGGAAATGGAGCATATAGCGGAGGCTTCCAAAGTGGCAGCGGCGGATTTGCACAAGGCACCGTGACACTACAGCCCGGAACAAATTATTACCTGCATGTTGGTGGTGGCGGTAGCGGGCCCGATGCTCCTAATTACGCCCCTGGCGGTCTCGGTGGTTGGCCCAATGGCGGTTTTGGAACAAGGGGAGACGCCAGTGGTGCCGGCGGTGGTGGCATGAGCATGTTATCTACTTCGACTTTTTACGCAGGTATGTCGTCAACTTTAATTTTATTAATTGCGGGTGGCGGTGGAGGTACTTGCGGATACTTTGGCAGCGCCGGCGCCGGCGGAGGCGGTTCTGGCCAAGACGCCAGCAGCGGTGGCTCCACTGGCGGGACTCAATTCGGTGGTGGAAACTCATACACCTACAACGCCCCCGGGTCTTATTTGCAAGGTGGTAACGGCTCAGGACAAAGGGCCGACGGCAATGATGATGGCGGCGGCGGTGGTGGCGGCTACTATGGCGGCGGTGGCGGCACAAGTGATGCAAGGCCCGCCGGTGGCGGCAGTGGTTACATAAACGCAGGACTCGTAAGTAGCGGTATCTTGATCACGGGCAGCTACGCTACCGCTCACAACCCCGGTACGTTGCTGGCTGGTTTCGCTTCTGGCAAAGTAGATATTGGTGGCACTGTTCAAAGCGGCAATCATGGTCTTGCTTTGATTACTTTTTGATTACTTTTTCTTGACAAAAATTATGAAAATTCAAATGTTCATCAATGCCGTTGTTACTTCGTGCATCTTTGGAACTGCCGTAACAGGTGTATTCTCACTGGTGTAGTTTTTGCTGGCAAAAATTCAATCTTTTCACGCACAAGTGATTGCACGTGAAACTAAATAAGAAAGGAAACTAAAATGACGACTCAAATTATATGGACTATCTCCGCTTTAAACTGCGTCCCGGAGACACCGCAAGGTGCTGATTATGTGACTGTGGTGCATTGGGAATGTACAGGTGTTAATGGCGAATACACGGCTCAAGTTTACAACACTTGCAGCTTCCCGATCACTCAGGGCGATTTCACGCCATATTCAAATTTGACTCAAGATCAAGTGCTGGGTTGGTGTTGGGCCAATGGAGTCGATAAGGCTGCAACCGAAGCCGCCGTGCAGCATCAGATCGACAATCAAATAAACCCGCCGATACTTTCTCCAAAACTACCATGGATTACTTCTCCTACAGCCAAATAAAGGAAAAAAAGTGAACGACACCAAAATTGAACTGACCCTGCCGCTCGTTAACGGCATCCTACAATATCTGGGCACTCGCCCGTATCAAGAAGTTTTTTCTTTGATTCAAGTTATTCAAGAGCAAGCAGCACCTCAGCTGCCAGCGCCTGAGAAGTCTGAGGCTGAGCTTCCACCGGCTATCATTAAGTCCTCTCCTCCTGCCGTCTAAGATGGCACATGAGACTCTGATTCAAGAAAGCAATTAAGAATTCTTTTTACGAGAGTAATATTTGACTTGAATTAAAATTGGTACCAAAAAATTTATGAAAGCATCGATTTAAAGTTTTTTTTAAAATTAAAAATTATAACTTCTCTTTTGACTAAATACCGTCTAAAGAGGAGACTGTATTTTGGCAGACTTTATTGAATTAGATATAGAATCTGGTGCTAACTTTGCAATGCAAATTGAAGTTACAAATAGTGATGAAACACCGCGAAGCTTGTCTAATCATACTATAACTTCTCAACTTAGAAAATCTTATTATTCATCCACAGCAACTGATTTTATCATTTCAATAACTGACTCTGCAAATGGTATTGTTGCTATGACTCTTACTGCTAACACAACTGCTAATCTTCGTGCTGGCCGTTATGTGTTTGATGTTGAAATGAATGATACGTCAAACAATTCTATTCAAAGAATATTTGAAGGAATTGCAACAGTCCTGCCTAACGTCACCAGATAAAAGGATAAAACAAAATGGCAAGAATATCAGTAAGAGCTGGCGTGCAAGGCGCTTCAGGTTATTCTGGTTATAGTGGAGATAATCCTGGCTCTAGTGGTTACTCCGGTAGATCCGGTTTTTCGGGTTCTGGTATCTCAGGTTACTCAGGTACCTCAGGTTACTCAGGCGTTTCCGGATATTCTGGTACTTCTGGATATTCAGGCATTTCTGGATATTCTGGCAATAGCACTTCAGGATTTTCTGGTTACTCTGGTTACTCAGGTTACTCAGGATTCTCTGGTATATCCGGTTATTCAGGATTCTCAGGTATATCCGGCTACTCTGGTGATTCTGGTTACTCAGGTATCTCAGGTTACTCTGGAATTAATGGCACTGTAGCATTTAGCGGCACCTCAGGTTACTCAGGCATTTCTGGATATTCTGGTACTTCTGGATATTCAGGCATTTCTGGATATTCTGGCAATAGTACTTCAGGCTTCTCAGGTTTCTCAGGTATCTCAGGTTACTCCGGTTTCTCAGGCATTTCTGGTTACTCTGGTATCTCTGGTTACTCTGGTATCTCAGGTTATTCTGGTTACTCAGGTATCTCAGGTTACTCTGGTACTTCTGGTTATTCAGGTATTTCAGGTTATTCTGGTGATAGCACTTCAGGATTTTCTGGCATTTCCGGTTTTTCTGGCATTTCCGGTTACTCCGGTTTTTCTGGCATCTCAGGGTTTAGTGGTTTTTCTGGCCAATCTGGTTTTTCTGGTGCTTCTGGTGCTTCTGGTTACTCAGGCATTTCTGGATATTCTGGCGATAGTACTTCAGGATTTTCCGGTTACTCCGGTTTTTCTGGCATTTCTGGTTACTCTGGCTATTCAGGTAATTCTGGTTATTCCGGTTTTTCGGGCCAATCCGGATTTTCTGGGTTTTCTGGTATCTCAGGTTATTCTGGCATATCTGGTTACTCTGGTGCTTCTGGTTACTCAGGCATTTCTGGATATTCTGGCGATAGTACTTCAGGATTTTCTGGTTATTCAGGCGTTTCTGGTTTTAGTGGTTTCTCTGGCTATTCGGGACAATCTGGTTTCTCTGGTTATTCAGGCGCTTCGGGATATTCTGGCCGTGATGGTCAGTTTGGCGGTGCATCATTCTACTACAAGTTTGACACTAAAACAGACACAGCAGATCCAGGCGCAGGACGTTTAAATGTTAATAATGCTACACTATCGTCAGCAACTACACTAACTATTCACGATCAAGACCGACTCCTCTCAAACATTTATTCGTTTCTTACAACAATTGACGATTCTTCAAGCCCAATCAAAGGCTACACTAAGATTACTGAAGAGGCGAATACTCTTAACTTTGTAATTTATGCTATTACTGGCACACATGTTGATGATACTTTACACTTCGATGTGCCTATTTCATATGTGTCTGGTGTTTCTACACCATTTTCAAATAGCACAAATGTTGTCATTACATTTACCGTAACAGGCGATAAGGGCGACCAAGGTATTTCTGGTTTCTCAGGTATCTCCGGTTACTCTGGTTTTTCAGGTATTTCTGGTTACTCAGGTATATCTGGTTTCTCTGGCATATCGGGTTATTCAGGTTTCTCTGGCATATCTGGATATTCTGGTTACTCAGGTGTCTCCGGTTACTCAGGTATATCCGGTTACTCAGGATTCTCTGGTATATCCGGTTACTCAGGATTCTCTGGTATATCCGGTTATTCAGGATTCTCAGGTATATCCGGCTACTCTGGTGATTCTGGTTACTCAGGTATCTCAGGTTACTCTGGTATATCCGGTTATTCAGGATTTTCTGGTATATCCGGCTACTCTGGTATTTCTGGTTACTCTGGCTATTCAGGTATTTCTGGTTACTCTGGTTTCTCAGGCCAATCGGGTTTTTCGGGCACTTCTGGTTATTCAGGTATATCAGGATTTTCAGGTATATCTGGATATTCAGGTGATAGCACTTCAGGTTACTCTGGATATTCTGGTATCTCAGGTTACTCTGGATATTCTGGTATCTCAGGTTACTCAGGATTCTCTGGTATATCCGGTTATTCAGGTACATCTGGTTATTCAGGTATTTCTGGTTACACAGGCTCTCGCTCATATTCTGTAACAAACAGTGGATCTAGTGCATATGTAATTGATGGGTCAAATAATCCAACTTTATATTTGCTTCGTGGTTTTTCTTATATTTTTAATGTAAACGCATCAGGTCATCCATTTTGGATTAAAACTGCTGCGGTTACAGGCACAGGCAGCGCATATAGTAGTGGCGTAACTAATAACGGAGCAGCAGTTGGCGTAATTATTTTTGCTGTGCCGTATGATGCACCGAGCACATTATATTATATTTGTCAATATCACGGTGGTATGGTTGGTACCATTTCAATTAGTGATCTTGGTCCAAGTGGTTACTCAGGTATATCAGGTTACTCAGGTATATCAGGTTACTCAGGTATATCCGGTTACTCAGGTATCTCAGGTTATTCCGGCATATCTGGTTACTCTGGTATATCCGGTTATTCAGGATTCTCTGGTATATCCGGTTACTCAGGATTCTCTGGTATATCCGGTTATTCTGGTATTTCTGGTGCTTCCGGTCCATCAACTACAATTAATGCTACAAATGACACATCTACAGCTTCAGATTTTTATCCAGTATTTGTTGCTGCAACTGGTTCAAATCAAACCGCAACTGCATCATCATCTAAACTTTATTTCAGACCTTCAACTGGTAAACTAAGCGCCACTGATTTTAATGCGCTCTCAGATGTAACTTATAAAGAAGATATTCAACCAATTCAAAATGCATTGAATAAAATATTGGATCTTCGTGGTGTTTCATATATAATGAAAGATTCAAAAGAAAAATCAATGGGTGTTATTGCTCAAGAAATTGAAAAAATTATGCCTGAAGTTGTTTCGCAAAATAGTGATGGTCTAAAAACAGTTGCGTATAACAGAATTATTGCTGTTTTAATTGAGGCTGTTAAAGAACAACAAGAAATAATTAATGACATTTATAAGAAACTAAGATGAGTGTAACATTAAGTAGCCTATTAGGCTCTGGTATATCTGGTTATTCTGGTTATTCTGGTCAAGGACCATCTGGTTATTCTGGATACTCTGGTATTTCGGGATTTTCAGGAAGATCAGGATATTCAGGATTTTCTGGTATCTCTGGTTACTCAGGTATATCAGGTTACTCAGGCATTTCCGGATATTCTGGTATCTCAGGTTATTCAGGTATCTCCGGTTATTCAGGTATATCTGGTTTCTCTGGTATATCTGGTTTCTCTGGTATATCCGGTTACTCAGGATTCTCAGGTATATCCGGTTATTCTGGATATTCTGGTATCTCAGGTTATTCAGGTATCTCAGGTTACTCTGGTGTCTCTGGTTATTCCGGCATATCTGGATATTCAGGTGATAGCACTTCAGGTTACTCTGGATATTCTGGTATCTCAGGTTACTCAGGATTCTCTGGTATATCCGGTTACTCAGGATTCTCTGGTATATCCGGTTATTCTGGTTACTCTGGTATCTCTGGTTATTCCGGCATATCTGGTTACTCTGGTATCTCTGGTTATTCCGGCATATCTGGTTACTCTGGTGATTCTGGATATTCAGGTATATCTGGTTTCTCTGGCATATCTGGTTATTCTGGATATTCTGGTGATTCTGGATATTCTGGTTATTCTGGTATATCCGGTTATTCTGGATATTCTGGTATATCCGGTTACTCAGGTATCTCAGGCACTTCAGGTTATTCTGGTGATAATCCAGGTTCTAGTGGTTATTCTGGTTTCTCTGGCTTTGGTTTATCTGGTTATTCTGGTATATCTGGTTATTCTGGTGCTTCTGGCCCATCAACTATAATTAATGCTACAAATGATACATCTACAGCTTCAGATTTTTATCCAGTATTTGTTGCAGCCACCGGCTCAAATCAAACTGCAACTGCATCATCATCTAAACTTTATTTTAGACCATCAACTGGCGAATTAAGCGCTACTGATTTTAATACTTTATCGGATTTATTATATAAAGAAGATATTCAACCAATTTATAACGCATTAAACAAAATACTTGACATTCGTGGTGTTTCATATATAATGAAAGACTCTAAGAAAAAACATCTTGGTGTTATCGCTCAAGAAGTTGAATCAATTATACCTGAAGTTGTATCTGAAAATTCTAATGGAGCTAAATCAGTTTCTTATAACAATATTATAGCTGTTTTAATCGAGGCTGTTAAAGAACTAAAAGAGGAAATTGATAAATTAAAGAAATAAAATTTTGGAATTATTATGAAATACAGTGTGGTGATACCGACATATAATCATTGTGATGATTTTCTTAAACCATGTATTGAATCTATCGTTCAGTATACCGATTTAGAAGATGTAGAAATAATTATATCTGCTAATGGGTGTACTGATAATACAAAAGATTACCTAAACGATCTTAAATCTTTCATACCAAATCTAAAAGTGATTTGGTCTGATGAACCACTTGGTTATCCAAAAGCTACAAATCTTGGTATTTTAGCTTCTTCTGGTGAAAAAATAATTCTTCTCAATAACGATACTAAATTTTTAAATCAAGAAAAAAATACTTGGTTAAATTTATTAGCATCTGGCTTTGATAATTCAAAATGTGGTATAACTTGTGTGGTAAAAGAATACTCACGAGTAATGCAAAAAGATTTTGCGGTATTTTTTTGTGTAATGATTGATCGTAAAGTTTTTGACACAATTGGTTTACTTAATGAAGAATATGGCACAGGCTCTGGTGAAGATATGGAGTTTTGTATTTTAACTGAGGCTGCGGGTTTTGAAGTTGTCGAAGTTTCAAGTAAAATAAAACTTAATAAAAAATACTTTACTGGTTCATTTCCAATCTATCATCTTGGCGAAGGCACAGTTCACGATAATAAATTAGTGCCTAATTGGAAAGAAATATTTTTAAAGAATGCAATTAGAGTTGCAACTAAGTATAATCAAGATTGGAAAAAAGAAAAAAATATGAATCACCTTAAAATAGGCATTATAACACCATTATACAATGATATTGAACATATTTTTCATGCCATTAATTCTGTTAAAACACAAAATATGGGAAATGTTGTTCATTATATATACGATGATTGTTCAACTGATGGTGTAGAAAAAGGATTACAAGAACTTTTATTTGCAAACACATCTTTAGTTTACATTAAAGGCGAACAAAATAAAGGACAAGCTTACGCAAGAAATCGAGCAATTGAATCTGCGCTTGCTGTTGGTTGCGATTACATTGCATTTTTAGATTCAGATGATGTTTGGTTTCCAAATCATTTACAAAGAGCCTTAGAAACTTTACAAACACAAAACTGTAATGTTGTTTATTCAACACCGCAATTTTGTGATGAAAACGGCAATGTTCTTTTTCCTTATAATATTGTTGTGCCACATACATTTATTGGTAAACAATTAAGACACAACAATTTTATTTGGATATCAAGTGTAGTTGCTAATGCACGGTGTTTTTTAGATACAAAATTTGATGATACAATAAACAGTGTTGAAGATTGGGATATGTGGTTAAGATTATATGAAAAAGGCCATGTGTTCTTTAAGGATTCAGAAATTACTATTCGTTATTTGGTTAGAAACAATACTGAAGCATCTAAAGGTGCCTCAAAAATGAATTTATTTTGGCAAAAACATCAACAATTACCATCTTTAAAATTACATTTGGCCTGCGGCCATGATTATGATGAAAATTATATTAACATTGATTTATATGCACCTGAAGATGCTAAATGCGATGTTCGTCTTGATGTACAAAAACTACCATATGATGACAATACTGTTGATGAAATTAAAGCGTTTCATATCATTGAACATTTTCATTTTTTTGAAATACAAGAGGTTCTCAAAGAGTGGTATCGTGTGTTAAAACCTGGCGGCAAATTATATCTTGAAACGCCAGACTTTTTAGAAACTTGCCGATCATTTGTTGAAGGTAATCCAGCAACCGGCATGGATATTGAACAGTGGCGTATTCTTTTATACGGACATTTTTTTGCTCATGCGTGGATACCAGGCCAAACACATAAATTTTTATTTACTGAAACACAATTAAGAGCAAATCTTGGTTGGGCTGGTTTTCAAACAGTTAACCGTGTTCGACCTGCATCTAAATATGTTATGAATGAAACACATCATTTGTTTTTGACAGTGGAAGCTTTTAAATGACCAACATATTATGTTCTATTTCGACCAGAGGCCGATATGACACAACTTTGCCAATGGCAATTCAATCAGTTATAACACAAACTTTAAAACCAAATAAGTTGGTTATTTTTGATGATAATGAACAACCAAAAGATATAAGAGAAATACAACACTATGAATATCTTTTTCGTATGTTGGATGAAAAAAATATCGAATGGCAAGTTATTTTTGGTCAGAAAAAAGGCCAACATTTTAATCATCAAATGGCCAATACCATGGATTATGAATGGGTTTGGCGTTTAGATGATGATACTATAGCTGATTCAAATGTTTTAGAAAATTTATATAAACATACCGCATCAGATGTTGGTGCTGTTGGTGGTTCTGTACTAACACCGCCATTTATTAAAGGATTAAATTCAACTGGTAAGATTGACGATATTGATGAACAAAATATTCAATGGGATTATATTAAAGATATAAAAGAAGTAGATCATTTACATTGTTCATTTTTATATCGTGCTGGAATACATGACTACAATTTAGGTTTATCTCAGGTTGCTCACCGAGAAGAAACACTTTTTACTTTTGGTTTAAAACAAAAAGGATATAAACTTCTTGTTATACCAAATACAGTAACTTGGCATTTAAGAAATCGAAATGGTGGCATTAGAACATTTCAAAAGGATATGTTTGACCATGATGAATATATTTTTAGAAATCATTTAGAGTATAAAGATAAAACAATCGTTGTTTTAAACTCTGGCATGGGCGATCATTTGGTGTTTACTAGTGTTTTACCATTAATAAAAAATGCTGCAGTATTTTCGTGTTATCCTGAAATAGTTCCAGGCAGAAGCATCGATGATGCTATGAGACTTTTTGGTGATTTAGATTGTTACAGTATTTACAAAAAAATGGATCAATGGAATTGGAAAAATTCTTTAGAGAAAGCTTTCAGAAAGATGTATGGTGTAAAATGATTATTATTTCTCCATACTCAAAAGAACTTAGAGATGGTAAAAAAAATCCAAAAAATTATCCATATTGGAAAGAATTAATATCTCTTATTCAAGAACCAATCATACAAGTTGGCATCGATGGTGAAGAGCAATTAGTTGAAAATTTTCGTAAAAATTTATCAATTACTGAGTTGCGAAACCTCATAAACGAATGTCGAATATGGATTTCAGTTGATAGTTTTTTTCAACATTTAGCTTGGAATTCTAACAAACCAGGTATTGTGCTTTTTGGACAGTCTGATCCTTTAATATTTGGTCATTCGGAAAATATTAATTTATTAAAAGATCGTTCGTATTTGCGTGAAAAACAATTTTGGTTATGGGAACAATGTGATTATAGAGAGGAGGCTTTTGTAAAACCGGCAGAAGTTCTAAAGTATTTGTGAGATAAATACACGATAAACGAAGGATTTTTATGGCTGCTCCAACAACAAGATTACAGTTTAAAGATTATTGTCTTAGAAGATTAGGTTGGCCAGTTATTGATATTAATGTAGATGACGATCAAGTTGATGATCGTATTGATGATGCCTTGAGTTTTTTCTATGATTACCACTATGATGGTACAGAAAAACTCTTTATGAAGCATAAAATTACTCAAACTGACATTGACCGCCGTTGGATTTATGCTCCCGATGCGGTTCTTTTTGTTATTGGTGTTTTACCGTTTGACGATTCAAATTCATCAGTTAACATGTTTGATCTTAGATATCAACTAAGACTGCATGATTTATATGACTTTACTTCAGTTTCTTATGTGTCTTATGAAATTACAATGCAACACATACAAACTTTAAATCTTCTTTTTTCTGGAAAACCACAATTTCGTTTTAATCGAGTGCAAAACAAAGTGTTTTTAGATATTGATTGGGAAAGAGATGTAGAAGTTGGTGACTATGTAATTATTGAGTGTTATCGTAAAATGAATCCAGAACTTGTTAATTTAACTGGCACAGTAAACCTTGTTTCTGGTAATACAACAGTCATAGGCACAGGAACAAAATTTGACCAAGAAATTGTTGAAAATGATTTTGTAAATTTTGGTGATGAATCACTTCAAGTTAGAACAATTAATTCACCAACAAATATTACACTTACGACAGCGCCAGCGGCATCAAATGCAACAGCAACAATGACAGTAACTGGTTTAACTGATGTTTTTGATAATCGTTTTTTAAAAGCATATGCCACTGCAAAAATTAAAATGCAATGGGGCTCCAATCTTAAAAAGTTTGCTGGTATTCAAATGCCAGGTGGTGTAACTCTTAATGGTCAACAAATTTATGATGAGGCTATAGAAGAAATTAAAAACTTAGAAGAACAAATGTATAATTCAACTAGTATGCCTAGTGAAATCTTGTCGGGATAATTTGTGGCCACTAATCTTTATTTCAATAATTTTCCTCAAAATCAAATAACACAAGAACAACTTCTTGTTGAAGATTTGGTTATTGAAGCTTTACAAATTTATGGCATGGATGTTTATTATTTGCCAAGAACTGTTCGAGCAAATAATGAAATTGATTATATTTATGGAGAAGATACTCTTAAAGAATATGTAACTGCACATCCAATCGAAATGTATCTTGAAAATGTGACAGGTATGGATGGTGAGGGTGATTTTATTTCTAAATTTGGTTTAGAAATTCGTGATGAAATATCGGTGTTGGTTTCTCGCAGAAGATTTCAATATGCAACTTCTCCGTCAGATTTAGAAAGACCAAGAGAAGGTGATTTAATTTATATTCCTCTTTTAAAGAATTTTTTTGAAATTATCTTTGTAGAACATGAAAATGATCAAGCAATGTTTTATACACTTGGTCGCGGCCGAGGTGGAAATGTTTATGTTTATGCTCTTAAACTAAAACAATTTGTATTTTCAAATGAAATTGTTGAAACTGGTGTTTTTGAAATTGATGAGCAAATTCGTGACAATTACAGTCGTACAAAAATTACATTAACAACTGGCTCTGGTCATTATGCTAATGGTGAAATAGTTTATCAAGGTACAAGTCTTGCTGCGGCAAATGCACAAGCTATTGTGCAAAGCTCCGATGTTATTAGCGCAAGTAAATATGTTAACATTATTCATGTTCAAGGAACATTTACTTCAGCAAATGTAATTGGTGAAAGTTCTGGTGCTGTTTGGACAGCAAATGTTGTATCAGATACAGCGACAATGAATGATGCGTTTGAAGATATTGTAGACAATAACCGTATACAAACAGAAAGTGATAGCATTCTTGATTGGACAGAAACCAATCCATTTGGTGAAACATAATGTTAGGTAATGAGTTTTTTAGCCATCGTACAATACGAAAAGTTGTAGTAGCTTTTGGTACTTTATTTAATGATCTTGTTGTTACAAGAACAACTCAAAGTGGCGTAAAAAAAGAATATTTTAAAGTACCATTATCCTATGGTGCAAAAGAAAAATACATCACTCGTATTACTTCTGATCCATCTTTAACAAAATCAATCGCTACACTTGTACCAAGAATTTCATTTAATTTAGATGGTTTATCTTATGATCCGACTCGTAAACAAATAACAACCATACAAAATTTTTCGGCAAATACTTCAACTGGACTTAAAACTCAATACGCTCCAATTCCATATAACTATGAATTTTCTTTATCAATCTATGTAAGAAATACTGAAGATGGCACACAAATACTTGAACAAATATTACCATTTTTTACACCAGATTTTACTGTAACTGTTGATTTTATTCCTAATATGAATAAAAAGTATGATTTACCAATTATACTTAATTCAGTATCATCTTCTATTGATTATGAAGGAGACATGTTAAGCACAAGATTAATTCTTTGGGATTTATCATTTACTGTTAAAGGATTTATTTGGCCACCAATTAAATCTGGTGATGTTATTCGTCAAGCAAATACAAATATTTTTATTGAACCACAAAATTTAGATGGACAAGTTGTTTACGTTGATTTTGCAAATGGGACTTCACAGTTTCAAAGGTCTGAAACTATTCGTGTAGATGATCGTCAATTAACAGGCAAAGTTCTTTATTTTAGTAATAGTAATACAGGCACTTTAATTGTTGGTAACTTAAACAAATATCTTGAAGTTGGAGACAAAGTTGTTGGTGATTTAAGTAATGCCTCATTTACAATTTCAACTTTAGATTCTACACCATTAAAACAAGTGCAAATTATAACAACACCATTGCCAAACACTGCTGATCCAGATGATGCTTTTGGATTTAATGAAACTATTACATATTGGCCTAATGTAACATGAAAAAAATAAACGAAAAATTATCTGAAATATTTAATGTTGAGCCAATTGAAGTTAAAACTATTAAACAAGAAATTGTGCCTACTGAAGAAACCAATGTAATAGAATCTGATGCTGAGTTTGCTCGTAAAAATATTCGTGAGTTAATTCAAAAAGGCGGTTTTGCCATTGAAGATTTATTACAAGTTGCAAAACACTCTGAGTCTCCAAGAGCATATGAAGTTGCCGCCAACATGATAAAAAATTTATCGGATCTAAATAAAGATTTACTAGAAGTACAAAAAAGAAAAAAAGATTTAGTTGTAGATAAAACATCTTCAAATGGAGTTAATGTTGATAAAGCTGTTTTTGTTGGCTCTACCGCAGAATTAATGAAACTCATTAAGGCAAATAAGTAGGATTAAAATGGAAAAATTAATTGAACAAATGAAAGTTATTTTAGGCACAACTTTTGGTTTATATTTTAAAGCTCACACATATCATTGGAACGTTGAGGGTCCAGATTTTGCTCAATACCACGATTTTCTTGGTAATTTCTATCAATCTGTTTTCAATAATGTAGACACAATCGCTGAACACATTCGTGCTCTTGATGTTTATGCACCAACATCTTTACCAAGAATGTTAGAACTATCTGACATTCCAAACTCAGAATTAATACCTAGTGCTCTCAATATGATGGCTAATTTAAGAGATGATAATGAACGTTATATGATTCATCTTCGCGCTGGTATCGCAGTAGCTGAGCTAGCAAATGAACCTGCCGTTAGTAACTTTCTACAAGATATTTTAGATAAACATCAAAAGCAAGGTTGGATGCTTCGCAGCTTCACTAAGTAATGATTGAAAATTATCTTGGTAACGCTAGTCTAAAAAAGATTGGCGTTACAATACCATTTACCGAAGAAAACATTCTTGAGTACAAAAAATGTACTGAAGATCCAATTTATTTTGTTGATAATTATTGTTACATTGTTACGCTTGATCATGGTATTCAAAAGTTTAAGTTATACGATTGTCAAAAAGAAAAGATTGATCTAATTCACAAAGAACGCCGTGTTATCATTATGGAGTCACGGCAGGCAGGTAAAACCACCACAGCAGCTGCATACATTCTTTGGTATACATTATTTCAAGGCGATAAAAATGTTGCTATTCTTGCCAACAAAGATAAAACTGCTCGTGAAATCTTATCACGCTATCAGTTAATGTATGAAAATCTTCCACTTTGGATGCAACAAGGTGTCAAAACTTGGAACAAAGGCGATGTAGAGTTAGAAAATGGTTCTAAAGTTTTTACTGCTGCAACAACTCCTGCTGGTATTCGTTCTAAATCTGTAAACTTATTGTACATTGACGAAGCAGCAATTATTCCAAACAACGTTGCTGATGCATTTTTTACTTCGGTATATCCTGTTGTTTCTGCTGGTCAAACAACTAAAATTCTCATTACTTCTACACCACTTGGTTATAATCATTTTTGGAAGTTTTGGAATGATGCGGAGAATGGTCGAAACGGATTTACATCGTTGTTTATTCCATATTGGAAGATTCCTGGTCGAGATGAAAAATGGGCAGATGAACAACGTAAAGTTCTTGGCGATGTCAAATATAATCAAGAAGTTCTTTGTAAATTTCTTGGCTCTTCACTTACACTTATTCGTGCTGATGTTATTGAACAAATGTCTTATAACGAACCAATCTATCAAAAAGATGGTTTAGACATTTTTGAAATGCCTGAAAAAGGTCATTCATATATTGTTGTTGCAGATACAGCTAAAGGTGTTGGTGGCGACTATTCTGCATTTGTAATTGTTGATATTACTGAAGTGCCTTATAAAGTGGTTGCTAAATATAGAGATAATCAAATAGCACCGATGTTATATCCATCTGTTATTTACAGAGCAGCATTAGATTACAATAATGCTTATGTGCTTGTTGAGGTAAATTCTTCAGAGCAAGTTGCTCATATTTTATATCAAGAATATGAATATGAAAACATTTTATTTGTTCAAAGAGATTCAAAAGGTCAAAAAGTTTCAGGTGGTTTTGCCGGTGCAGGCAAAACACAACTTGGTGTTTCAACTGATAAAAGAGTTAAACGAATAGGTTGTTTTAACTTTAAGTCTTTGTTAGAGGAGAAAAAATTATTAGTGTTTGATGCAGATATTATATCAGAAATTTCCACATTTATTGAGTCTAGAGGGTCTTACGCAGCTGATGAAGGATACCATGATGACTTGGTAATGCCGTTAGTTCTTTTTGGATGGTTAACAACAAATCCATATTTTAGAGAAATTACGGATGTAAACCTTCGTAAAGCGGTTTATGAACAAAGAATCAAACAAATTGAAGAAGATATGTTACCAGTCGGTTTTATTAATGATGGGCAACAAGAAGAAGTTATAATTGATGGAAAAGATGTATGGGGAAATTATGATACACAAGAAAAAACACCACCAGCGGGTTATTTACCTTCTAGGTTGTGAAAATACTAAATAGAGAATCAAGTAATTGATTCATACTTATAACAAGAGGAGAAATCCATGGCGTTTCAGCTTTCACCTGGCGTAAACGTATCAGAAGTTGATCTGACTAGCGTTGTGCCTTCAGTCGCCACATCTATTGGCGCATTTGCCGGAATTTTTGCCTGGGGTCCAGTCAATGAGGTCGTAACGATTTCAGATGAAGTTCAATTGGCGGATAGATTTGGAAAACCAGATAATAATAACTATGAACATTGGTTCTCATCCGCAAACTTTTTAGCTTACTCAAACAATCTTCGGGTTGTTCGCGCAGCTAACTCGGCATCAACATTAAATGCCACTTCAGCTGGTGCTGGTGTTTTAATTGAAAATGAAGACGATTACTTAGATAATCACACTGGTGGTGCAAACACATTTGGTCGTTTTGCTGCTAGATGCCCTGGCGATTTAGGTAATTCACTTCGTGTTGAAGTTGCTGATTCTAACACATACACTGGTTGGGCATTTTCGGGTTCGTTCACATCAGCACCAAATACTTCGACATATATTTTAAATTCTAGAGGTGCTTACGCTAATGATGAATTGCATATCATCATTGTTGACGAAGATGGTAAATTTACTGGTACAGCAAATACAGTTCTTGAAAAGTTTGCATTTGTCTCTAAGGCACCTGATGCTAAAAGTTTTGATGGTTCAACATTGTTCTATAAAGAAGTAATTGAACAAAGATCGAAATTTATTTGGTGGTTATCACATCCAGATTCAACAAATTGGGGTACGGTCAATTCATCGTACACATTACTAGCAACAAGAATTAGTTCCTCTCTTGCTAATGGCGCCAACGGCTCTATAACTGCAGGCAATCTTCAATCTGCTCTAAACAAAGTTGCTAATCCAGATTCTGAGGATGTATCGCTTATTATCACTGGCCCAGCAGTTGAAGCAACAGTTGAAAATGCTATTACTCTTGCAGAAACACGCAAAGATTGTGTGGTGTTTATATCGCCAGAAAAAGCAGATTGTGTTGATAATTCAGGCCAAGAAACAACTGATATTCTTGCCTTCCGTAATACATTGCCATCATCTTCATATGCTGTGATGGATTCTGGCTGGAAATATCAATATGACAAATACAACGATGTATATCGTTGGGTGCCACTAAATGGCGACATTGCAGGTCTTTGCGCTCGTACGGATCTTGAACGTGATCCTTGGTTCTCACCAGCAGGTACAAGTCGTGGTGTAATTCGTAATGTTATTAAACTTGCTTGGAATCCAACTAAAGCAAACCGTGATTCTTTGTATAATTCTGGCGTAAATCCTGTCGTGACATTTCAAGGCGAAGGCACAGTGTTATTTGGCGATAAAACATTATTAGATCGCCCATCAGCATTTGATCGTATTAATGTCCGTCGTTTGTTTACCGTTCTTGAAAAATCAATTTCTCGTGCTGCTCGTTCTTCTTTATTTGAGTTTAATGACGAATTTACAAGAGCACAATTTGTTAATTTAGTTGAGCCATTTCTCCGTGATGTGCAAGGTCGCCGTGGCATTACTGACTTCCGTGTTGTTTGTGACGAAACAAATAACACTCAACAAGTAATTGATGCTAATGAATTTGTTGGCGACATTTTTATCAAACCATCTCGTTCAGTTAACTTTATTCAATTGAATTTTGTTGCTGTAAGAAGTGGTGTGACATTTGAAGAAATTGTTGGTCGTGCAGTCTAAATAGAGATAACAGGAGAAAAACAACATGGCATTTAACGTAACTCAGTTTAGATCACAAATGGTTGGAGACGGTGCTCGTCCCAATTTATTTGAAGTATCTATACCATTTCCTGGTTACTCATTACCAGGAGATGCACAATCAAAAACAACATTTATGTGTAAAACAGCACAACTTCCGGGCTCTACTGTTGGTGTTGTGCCTGTTCAGTATTTTGGCCGTGAGTTGAAATTTGCAGGCAATAGAACTTTTGCTGATTGGACAATTACAGTGATCAACGATGAAGACTTTGCAGTAAGAAATGCTTTTGAGCGTTGGATGAATGGTATTAATACACATCGTACCAATCTTCGCAATGCAGCTGCTTTGACACCAACAGGTTACACACAAGATGCAGAAGTTTTTCAATATGGTAAAGATGGCAGAAGACTTAAAATATGTAAGTTTATTGGCCTTTTTCCAACTGACATTACACCAATTGATGTTGATTGGGGTTCAAATGACACTATTGAGGAGTTTTCAGTAACACTCACCTATCAATGGTGGGAAGCAATAGCCGATCAAGTGTTTTAAGAGGAAAGGCTTCGGCCTTTTCTCTTTTCTTTAGAATGGAAAATAAATGGCAATAAACCTTTTTGGTTTTACAATTGGTAAAAAAGATGTTGCTCAGGTCGAAAAACCTGAGCAACGCTCATTTGCACTACCAACACCCGCATTAGATGATGGTGCTGTTACCATCACACAAAATGCCTATTACGGCACTTATGTTGACTTAGAAGGTTCTGTTCGCAATGAATTAGAACTTATTACTCGTTATAGAGAAATGTCAAATCATCCAGAACTAGAACAAGCAATTGATGATATTGTTAATGAGTCAATTACACATGATGGTAGCGGCGATGTTATTTCTATTAATTTAGATAAACTAAAACAACCGGAAACAATTAAAAAGAAAATTATTGAAGAGTTTAACAACGTTCAAAGAATGTTGAACTTTTCAAATCTTGCTGATGATTTGTTCAAGCGTTGGTATATTGATGGTAGAATTTACTTTCACATTATAGTAAACGATAGTAATCCAAAAGAAGGCATACAAGAACTTCGCTATATTGATCCACGCAAAATTCGTAAGGTGCGTGAAGTAGCAAAAGATAAAGACATTAAAACTGGTGCTATGGTGATTAAATCAATCGCCGAGTATTATGTATATAATGATCGTGGAACCACAACACAAACATATACCGCAGGCGTAAATGCAGGTCTTCGTATTGCGCCAGATTCTGTAATTAATGTGAACTCTGGTTTGATGGATGCCAAAAATACATTTGTTATTTCGTATCTACACAAAGCAATCAAACCATTAAATCAATTGCGTATGATTGAAGACGCAGTTGTTATTTACCGTTTATCAAGAGCACCAGAACGCCGTGTATTTTACATTGATGTTGGTAATTTGCCAAAAGGTAAAGCCGAACAATATCTTCGTGATATTATGGTCAGATACCGTAACAAAATGGTTTATGATGCAAATACTGGCGAAATGCGTGATGATCGCAAGCATATGTCGATGCTTGAAGACTTTTGGTTACCACGGCGTGAAGGCGGCAAAGGCACAGAAATTACCACATTACCAGCTGGTCAAAATCTTGGTCAAATTGAAGATGTTGATTACTTTCGCAAAAAACTTCTACAGTCATTAAATGTTCCATATTCTCGTATGGATTCTCAAGGTGGCGGTGGTCTAGCATCTCTTGGCCGCTCTGCTGAAATTACTCGTGATGAATTAAAGTTTGCTAAGTTTGTTATTCGCCTTCGTAATAAGTTCTCTCAAATTTTTGATCAAGCACTTAAAGTGCAACTTACGCTTAAAGGTATTTGTACACAAGAAGAATGGGATGATTTTAAAGAAGACATTTATTACGATTACAAGAAAGATAACAATTTTACAGAACTTCGTGAGGCAGAATTAATTCGTGAAAGAGTTACTACGCTTCAACTTTTAGATCCATATATTGGCAAATATTTTTCACAAACATGGGCAAAGAAAAATATTCTTCGTATGACTGATGAAGAAATTGAACAAATGAGTGAAGAAATGGAAGAAGATGGCACTCTTAATACAACTGCAAATGATCAACAAAATACAAGTGTTGAAAATGTAGACAATACAATAGATAGAGTGCCAACGGAATCAACAACACCTCAATTAGACTCCGAAGTAGAAAAATATTCAGTCGGTATAAATAGATAATTAATAAAGGCGTAATATGGACACAAGACAATTTATCGACCAACTTGTTGCGGGTGAAAGTGCTGCTGCAAAAGAAACTTTAGAAAATTTAATTTCAAATAAGGCTTTTGAAGCACTTGACGAGTACAAGAAACAAATGGCTTCTAATATTTTTGGTGAAAAACAAGAAAATTCTGAAGCTGAAGAAACAGTAGAAGTTCAAGAAACAGAATGAAAAGTTTAGTAGAATTTAGGCAAGAACCAATTTTAGAAGAAGATAAAACAGACTATTCTAAGTTTGATGCTCTTGTTCGTGCTGGTTTGGCCAATAAGGCACAGTTACAAAGAATACATAAAATTCTTGATAAAATGCAAGAAGATAAACCTGTATTTAATAATGCCGATAGAATGATTCTACAAAACTTATTTAATAAAATGGTAGACTTGCTTACAACAAATAAACAAATTTTTTCGCAAGCTCGTCGTTCGGTTAATGAAGGAGTTGTTGATTCTTCAGATTATAAAGTTTCACCAGAAACTGGTAAAAAATATAGAGCGCATCGTGTAGTTCTTTCAAGAGAAGAACCAAAAGAAAAAGATGAATTAAAAGAACAACTAACAAAGTTTGATCCACCATTTGTTCTTGTTTTAAAACGTAAAGCAATTCGTCTTTATCCTGATTCAACAAGAATTGCTTTATATTATAGTGATAAACTTAATAAGTATTTTTCAGTGCCTTATTCTACTGAAGACGACAAAATGGGCATAGTGCAAGCGGAAGAAGTTGAGTTAGAAGAAGCTGTTATGGATCAACTTCACAAAATTGTTGATGGCAAACAAGCACAAAAAATTAAATTTGGTAATGGTCAAACAAAAAGTGTAGATCATTTTACAGCATCAGCAGTAACACAACTGCACAAAGCTTTAAATGATGAAAATAAGAAAAAAATATCTGATATGATTCATAAGTCTCCAGAACACTTTAATAAAGTAGCAAGTTTCGCTTTTTCTAAAGTAAAATGAGTTTCATAAATCAAATCATAGAGGGTAATTTTATTGAGGCAAAACAAAACCTATTCAATCGCCTTAATGAAATTGCTGCTCTTCGTTTAGGAGAAGTTAAAAAAATAGTTTCATCAGAAACATTTGAAGTATATGATGAAGCGGTTAGGAGAAATCCTAATATTATTCGTATGGGCAGAATACAAAAAATTCGGCGCAGAATACGCCGAAATAAAAAAGGTAAAATTGTAGTACAAAAAAATGTTAGACGTTCTGGTATTAAAGGTTATAGAGTCGCCGGCAGCACACTTAAAAGAATACCTGCAGCTGAAAGACTCCGTAAAGCAAGAAAATTAAAGCAATCATGGAAAACAACAAGACGCGCTAAATTACGTAGAACATTAATCAAAAGAAAAATGTCTTTGCGTAGAAGATCAGCAATGGGATTAAGATAAAATGCCAACAACAATTACAAATTCTAAAAGATCCAAATCTGTAATTCGAATTACAGGTAACACAGCTACTCGGATTAATCTAAATCAGTTGTCAACCAATACAACAACAGAGTTAGTTGCCGCAGCTGAAATTTCACACATAACAACATCTACTGATGGTAAATGGATTGTTTATCGTGGCAATGATGCCACTGGTGAACCAGTTCTCGCTTTATTTGGTCAAAATGATGTTCCTTTTGCACATTATGACGTATCAATTGCAGGCGCAAACACTGGTGCCAATTTATATTTTACAAATTCAGGCACAGACGGCACACTTGTTGTTACAGTAAGTAAAACAGCAACATACACGATTGATCCAGATACTGGAGCAGTAATATGAAATTAATTAGAGAATCAATAGAGAAGGTAAAATACCTTACTGAAATTTCAGAAAACGGTAAGAAAAATCTTTATATTGAAGGTACATTTCTTGTTGGCGACACAGTAAATCGCAACAACAGAATGTATAAAATGGACACGCTTCGCCGAGAAGTTGATCGTTATAATGAAGAATACATTAACACAAATCGTGCTCTTGGTGAATTAGGACATCCAGACACTCCAACACTTAATCTTGAAAGAGTGTCTCATAAGATTATATCTTTAAAAGAAGATGGTAATACTTTTTACGGTAAAGCACTAATTCTTGAAACACCTTATGGTTCAATTGCAAAAAATCTTATTGAAAATGACGTAAGTTTAGGTGTTTCTTCTAGAGCTTTAGGTTCTGTTATTCAAACAAAAGAAGGTTATAACTTAGTGCAAGATGATTTAAAATTAGCAACTGCTGCTGATATTGTTGCAGATCCCTCTGCGCCTGGTGCCTTTGTACAAGGTATTATGGAAAATAAAGAATGGATGTTTGTTGATGGTAAATTTGTAGAGGCGGATTTTGATTATGCAAAAAATCAAATTAAACAAGCAAATCCAAAAGAAATTGAAGAAGTTGCGCTTAAGTTATTTGAAAATTTCTTACGAAAACTTTAATTTTTATAAATAGAAAATCACAAGGAGATTCCTAATGGCATCAAATAAATTAATGGAAGCAGCAGCCGACATTCTTGCAGCCAGCAAGGCAAAAGCTTCTGCTGCGCCAGTACAAAAATTAGAAGGCGAAGTTGAAGACTTAGGCGGGCCGACACCTGAAAATGGTAAGCCAATGGACGATTCACATAAGATTCATGCCGGCGCCAAAGCACCAGACAATTCTGCCAAAAATAAAGCTTCTATTTCTACAAAGCCATCAGCCGCTTCACCAGACACTCAACTTCATATGAGTAAAGAAGATGCTGAAGTTTCTGAAGAAGAACTTCTTGATGAAAAATCGCATATGGCACATATGGACAAAATGAAGAAAAAGATGAAAGAAGATGTTGACGCTATGTTTGGTGATGACTCTACTATTTCTGAAGATTTCAAGTCCAAAGCTGCTACAATTTTTGAAGCTCGTGTAATGGATCGCATTGCACAAATTCAAGAAGACTTAGAAGGTCAATATGCTTCAATGCTCGAAGAAGCTGTTGAAGATATTAAGAAAGACCTGACAGAAAAGGTAGATGATTACCTTTCTTATGTTGTTGAACAATGGATTGAACAGAATGAAATTGCTATCGAATCCGGTCTTCGCGCCGAATTGACAGAAGAATTCATTGCAGGTCTTCGTAATCTATTCGCAGAACATTATATTGATGTTCCAACCGAAAAAGTTGACCTCGTTGATGAACTTGCCACTAAGGTTGAAGAACTTGAAGGCAAACTCAATGAAGAAATTGAGCGTGGTGTCGAACTCAAAAAGTCTTTGACCGAATCACGCAAATTAGAAGTTACCCATGCTGTTTGCGAGGGTCTCACCGCTACTCAAGTTGAAAAAATTAAGTCGCTCGCAGAGAGTGTAGATTTTTCCACAGAGGAAGAATACAAAGAAAAACTTGAAACAATTCGTGAGAACTACTTTCCATCTGGTGTTAAAAAAGCAGATGTAGCACAATTGCATGAACAAGTAGAAGACGCCGATGAAAAGAAGGTCATCACAGACCCATTCGTTGCTGCGGTCTCACAAGCTATTTCCAAAACTAAATTATAATAATTAAGGAGATTTTCTAATGTATCTTTCCGAACAACTACAAACAAAATGGGCAGGTGTTCTAGATCATCCTGATCTTGCACCAATTAAAGACCCATATCGTAAGGCTGTTACTGCCGTTATTCTTGAGAATCAAGCTCAAGAAATGATGAAGGCTGGTTCTATTCTTAACGAAGCTGTTCCAACAATGTCAGCTTCTGCTGGTTTAGGTTCTGCTGGTGCTACCGGTTTCTCTGGTGGTGCAGCTGCTGCTGGTCCTGTTGCAGGTTTTGATCCAATTCTTATTTCGTTGGTTCGCCGTTCATTGCCTAACCTCATCGCTTATGATATTTGCGGTGTTCAGCCAATGACTGGTCCTACAGGCCTTATTTTTGCCATGCGCTCGCGCTTTAGCTCGCAAAGTGGCACAGAAGCTTTCTACGATGAGGCCAACACAGGTTTCTCTGGTTTAGGTACTGCTCAAACAACTCTTGCTGTTGGTGCTGCTGCTGCTAACACATTTGTTGCTAACGGTGCTGGTGTTGCTGCTATGTCTACAGCTCGTGCTGAAGCACTTGGTGATGGCGCAGCTGCTAACACTTTCCAAGAGATGGCATTCTCTATTGAGAAGGTCACTGTTACTGCCAAGACTCGTGCTCTAAAGGCAGAATACTCTCTTGAACTTGCACAAGACTTGAAGGCAGTTCATGGTCTTGACGCTGAGACAGAGTTGGCAAACATTCTCTCGTCTGAAATTCTTGCTGAAATCAACCGTGAAGTCGTTCGCACAGTTTACGCTGTTGCTAAGACAGGCGCACAAGTTGGTACAACAACAGCCGGTACATTCAACCTAGACACAGACTCTAACGGTCGTTGGATGGTTGAAAAAGTTAAGGGTCTTGCTTTCCAAATTGAGCGCGAAGCGAATACTATCGCCAAGCAAACTCGTAGAGGCAAGGGCAACATCCTTTTATGCTCTTCGGATGTTGCTTCTGCTCTTGCGATGGCTGGTCTTCTCGACTACAATTCGGCGCTTCAAACTCAAGTCAGCCTAACAGTTGACGACACAGGCAACACATTTGCTGGTACAATGTTTGGTCGTATCAAGGTCTATATTGATCCATACTTCCCAGCTGGTTCCACATCTGAGTTCGCGGTTGTTGGTTATAAGGGTTCTAACGCTTATGACGCTGGTATCTTCTACTGCCCATATGTACCTCTACAGATGGTTCGTGCAGTTGATACAGGCACCTTCCAGCCAAAGATTGGTTTCAAGACTCGTTACGGTCTAGTTGCCAACCCATTTGCTGAAGGTACTACACAAGGCGCTGGTGCTCTAACCAACCTAGCAAACGTGTACTATCGTGCATTTAAGATTGCGAATTTAATGTAATCTTTTTGTTAGATAAAACCACCACTAGAGTGGTATTTCAAAGAGGGACAGAAATGTCCCTCTTTTTTTATACATAAATATCAATATGGTCGTACTTACAAGAAACCCATCTAATCCAAACTTCTTGCAGCCAAATAAGTTCATGTTGAACTTTGCAAGAACACCAGCACTTCGTTACTTTTGTCAAACTGTAACTGTGCCAGGTATTTCTACTTCAGAAATACCAGTGTCAACTCCATTTGTTGAGCTTTATAAACCAGGTGAAAAACCTGTGTATGATTTGTTAAATGTTACTTTTATGGTTGACGAAAAGTTAGAATCTTGGCGTGAGATACATAATTGGATACGCGCAATGACTTTTCCATATTCTTATGAAGAGTATAAGGCATTGGCATCTATAAATCCATACGCACAAAAACAACCACAATATACTGATGCTACTTTAACATTATTGTCCTCTGCCAATCAACCTGTGTTAGAGTTTAAATTTTATGATGTTTTTCCAATCTCAATTAGTTCTTTTGTTATGTCCGCAACTGATAGCCCAGACAGTATTATTACCGCTGACGCAACATTTAGGTATTCTTTATACGACCTGGTTGTTCCTGAATAAATTTTGTGATACACTCCTGAAACAGGAGATTTTTTAATGAGTAAACTTGATGATTTATTAGCAACATGGGCAAAAGACTCTGAGATTGACCGCACCGAGCCAGGTAAGGCTCTACTTAACATTCCTAAACTTCATAGTAAGTATCTTAACATACTTTCAAATCATCGTCTATTGGTTCGTGAAGCTGAATTCAAATATAATCGCATAAAAAAAATCAAGTGGGAATATTATACGGGTAAATTAGATGATGATGATTTAAAGAAACATGGATGGGAACCATTTCCATTTGTGCTTAAGTCTGACATTACTACATATTTGGATGCAGATGAAGATATAAATCGTTGTCTTGCACAAAAATTAATGCATGAAGAAATTGTAGAAGTTTGCAATTCTATACTTAAAGAGCTTAACTCTCGCACTTATCAGTTAAGGTCTTTTATTGATTGGGAAAAATTTATACAAGGTGTCTAACTTAATACTTAAATCGCTAAACGAAGTTTATATAAAATTTGAATGTGAAAAAAGTTTAGCGCAAGAACTTTCTGATTACTTCACATTCTTTGTACCTGGTTATCAATTTACTCCGCAATATAAATCAAGAGTGTGGGATGGTAAGATACGTCTGGCAGACTTACGCACATTTACCATATATCGTGGTCTACTTCCTTACATTGAAAAGTTTTGCAAAGAGCGTGATTACACAATAGAATGTGATTCTAAACTTTATCTTACTGAAGATTTTTCTCTTAATGAGGCAATAGAATTTATTAACACACTTAATTTGCCATTTGAGGTAAGAGATTATCAAGTAAAATCTTTCGTACAAGGAATACGAAATCGCCGTATGTTGTTGCTTTCGCCAACTGCATCAGGCAAATCTCTTATTATATACTTAATGGTAAGATACTTTCAAGAAATTGGTCTAAAACGTGGTCTTTTAATTGTGCCTAATATTTCTTTAGTATCACAAATGTACAAAGACTTTGAATCTTATGGTTATGATTCAGTTGAAAACTGTCATACAATTTATCAAGGTCGTGACAAACAAGCCAAAAAGTTTTTGTTTATTTCTACATGGCAATCTATTTACACACAACCAAAAGAATACTTTGAACAATTTGATTTTGTAATTGGTGACGAAGCACACTCATTTAAGGCTAAATCTCTTACAACAATAATGACAGGTTGCACAGAGTCTAAATACAGAATAGGATGCACAGGTACTTTAGATGGCACACAAACGCATCGATTAGTGCTTGAAGGTTTATTTGGTCCAGTTTATCAGTCAACATCTACATCTGAATTGATTGAGAAAAAACAACTGGCTGATTTTAGAATTAAATGTCTGATACTTAAATATTCTGAACTTATTTGTAAAGAAAGTAGAAAATGGGATTATCAAACAGAGTTAAACTACATAGTGTCTAATTCAAAACGAAATGAGTTTATCAAAAATCTAGTTCTCTCACTAGAAGGCAATACTTTGTTATTATTTCAATTAGTTGAAAAACACGGTAAAATTTTATATCAACTTATCAAAGAACACATTAAAAATCGTCACGTATTTTTTGTTTTTGGAGGTACCGATGTTGAAGTGCGCGAATCTGTTCGTGCAATCACTGAAAAAGAAACTGATGCTATTATTGTAGCTTCTTACGGTGTTTATAGTACGGGTGTTAATATACGTAATCTTCACAATATTGTATTTGCATCTCCATCAAAATCTAGAATTCGAAATCTTCAATCAATAGGTCGTGGCCTTAGACTTGGAGATAATAAACAAGAAGCAACTTTATTTGACATTGTTGATGATTTTAGATTTGGCAAATCTGCCAATTATACATTGAAACATTTTCTTGAACGTGTTAAAATATATGATGAAGAAAAATTTAATTACAAATTTTACAACATCGAGCTAAAACCATGACAGAAGAAATACAAATTAAAATTCTAAGGCTTAACACAGGCGAAGATATTATTGGCGCTTGTTTAATGGACGATGAGCATGGTTGCGTTGGTGTAGAAAATCCAATGAAACTACATATGCGAAGAATGCCTGTAGCTGGACAAGCAATGTTAATTATGGCACCTTGGTTACCATTAGAAATCATTGAAGATAATTTTGCAACAATTAATTATGATGACATTATTACAGTTGTTGAGCCAAAAAGAAAATTAATAGATCATTATACAAACACAGTTTTAGAAATTGAAACAAATTTGACAGTCAATGAAACAGATTTAAAAATGGAAGAAAGTGAAGAAGATGATGTTGATGAAGACACCATGCAAGAAATGTTGAATTCATTAAAAGAAGCAAAGAAAGGTAAGCTACATTGATAGATTACAATGATGATAATTTAAAATTGGTGATTAAAATTATTGAAAAAAACTTAACACCAGATTTATTACCTAAGAAGTGGACAGAAAGAAATAGTACCAATCCAATGTTTGGTCATTGTCATACCGCTTCTGCATGTCTTCAAAAAGTATTTGGCACTAAAAACATCAAACTTTGGAGAGGCCTTGATGATGAAAATATTTGGCATTGGTGGGCAGTTGATTTAAATGGCAAGTTGATTGACATTACGGCAGATCAATACACTTCTCAAGATAGAGTGCCACCATATGATAAAGGTCAGAAGTCTTCAATGTTGGGATTTGATTACAGAATTAGAACTCTCACGCTACTAGGAAGAGTTATTGAAGAATTATCATCAAACGGAACACCGCCAATGTAACACTTGTCAAGAGCGAAAACAAGGCCCTTTCAGGCAAATGCTATGATAGGTGTTGACATACTCACACAAAACCTTTACAATGTAAAACTATGACAAAGAAAACTAATCACTACATCAATAATGCCGACTTTCTCAAGGCGCTTGTTGAATACAAAGAAGCCTGCGATAAGGCACAAGTTGAAAATAAATCAGAACCTCCCATTCCAAATTACATTGGCGAGTGTTTTCTAAAAATTGCCGATCATTTATCTCGTAAGCCAAACTTTGTATCTTACTCTTTTCGAGATGAGATGATTTCTGATGGCATTGAAAACTGCTTGATGTATTTTAAAAACTTTGATTCAACAAAATCAAAAAATCCGTTTGCTTATTTTACACAGATTATTTACTATGCTTTTCTTCGCCGTATTATGAAAGAAAAGAAACAACTATATGTTAAATACAAAGCAACAGAACAATTTGGTATTTTAGATGAATTTGAAATGCATGAAGATTCCGATGGCAACATGAGACAGTTTAAATTATATGATAACATCTCTGAATTTATTCACACGTTTGAAGAAAATAAAAAAAATAAAAAAAATAAACAAATTAAAACTCTTAAAGAACTAGAAGGAGATTTGGATGTCTAATGAAGAAACACTTGCTCGCATTCAACGATTACAAGAAAGACACGAATTGCTTGACCGAGAAATTACTCGTGTTGAACAGACTCATCAAAATCAAATGATGATTATTGATTTAAAAAAGAAAAAACTTAAACTCAAGGACGAAATCGAAACGTTGACAAAACTACTATGAAATTATGTATTTTAGGTGATAGTCATTTTGGTGCTCGTGGCGATTCGTTAGACTTTCATAAGTATTTTCAAAAGTTTTATAATAATATATTTTTTCCGTATTTACTAGAAAACAAAATTACAACCATCTTTCAGATGGGTGACTTGTTTGACCGAAGAAAATACATTAATTTTAACTCACTATATCTTTCTCGTAAATATTTTTTTGATGTATGTGCGGCTAATGATATAACACTACATACACTTATTGGCAACCATGATGTTGCTTTTAAAAATACACTTGATGTTAATTCACCATCATTGTTAATTAACAATTATCAAAATATCAAAATCTATCAAAGTTTTGAAACAATTCAGTTTGATGAATTAGATATTGATATTGTTCCTTGGATTTGTGATGAAAACGAATCTGACATTTTTGACAAAATAAAAAACTCCAAATCTGAAATTTGTTTTGGTCATTTTGAGATTGCTGGTTTTGAAATGGATCGTGGCAATGTTTGTGACACAGGTATTGATAAACAACTACTAAATCGTTATGATATAGTTTTGTCAGGCCACTTTCATCATAAGTCTTCTGCTGGTAACATCACATATGTTGGTACACCTTATGAAATGACTTGGGTAGATTATTCTGATCCAAAAGGTTTTCATATCTTTGATACAGAAACAAGAGAGATGGAGTTTATAAAAAATCCATATAACATGTTTAACAAAATTGCGTATGATGATAGTTCTACTGATTTTGAATATTGGAAAACATATGACTTCTCTTCTCTCAAAGAAACTTATGTGAAAATTGTGGTTGTTAACAAACAGAATCCATACCTGTTTGATTTCGTAATTGATAGTTTTTATAAATCTGGTTGTTCCGATATTGCAATCGTTGAAGACTTCACCGATGTGCAAATTGATGATGACATTGTGGATCAAGCAGAAGATACGATGACCATTTTGTCTAAGTATATTGATGCACTTGAACTTGATGTTGAAAATGATAAACTGAAAAAACTTATGCGCGAACTTTATGTTGAAGCTTTGAATACGGAAGTTACTGATTAATGATCTTGTTTCAAAAAGTTCGTTGGAAGAATCTTCTTTCAACGGGTAATTACTTTACAGAAATTAATCTTGCAACAAATACAAACACTTTAATTGTTGGAGAAAATGGGTCTGGCAAATCAACTTTGTTAGACGCATTGTGTTTTGGTTTGTTTGGTAAACCATTTCGTAACATCAACAAACCACAGTTGTTAAATTCTATCAATAGCAAAGATTGTATCGTTGAAGTGGAGTTTAATACAAATAACAAGGCATATAAGATTGTTCGTGGTATTAAACCAAACATTTTTGAAATTTACTGTAACGGACAACTTATAAATCAAGAAGCCGCTTCAAGAGACTATCAAGATCAACTTGAAAAGTTTATTTTAAAACTAAATTATAAGTCTTTTACACAAATTGTAATTCTTGGTTCAGCATCATTTACACCATTTATGCAGCTAAGCGCTGCAGACCGGCGAACAATTATTGAAGATTTGTTGGACATTCAAATATTTTCTACAATGAATACTCTTGTGCGAGAAAGACTTTCTACGAATAGAGAAGTCACTTCAACAACTAAACACCAGATTGAACTGGCCACACAGGCATATGAACTTAAAAAGAAACATATTGAAGACTTAAAAAAGACGAATGATGATGAGATTTCTAAACATCAAAATGAAATTGCTAACAATCTGATTGTTGTTACAGAACTTACTTCAAACAATGAGGTGATTTCAACTAGAGTTGGCGAGTTACAAAATGTGGTATCATCTAAGACTGGTGTTGAAAACAAAGTCAAAAAGATGACAAGGTTGGAATCACAAATTGAAAACAATTTGTTAAAATTCAAAAAAGATATTGCTTTCTTTGAAGATCACGATGATTGTCCTACCTGTAAACAAGCAATCGCGGCCGACTTTAAAGATGGTGAACTTGTTTTATTAAAAAGCAAAGTCGAAGAAAACACACAAGCTTTACAGAAACTTGAAACGCTTTTGCTTGAAGAACAAAAGAAGTTAAATGACATTAGTGAAGTGCAAACCAATATTCAACAGTTACAAGTAAAAATTGCGACCAACAATACTTCTATTTCTGAAACAAACAAATATGTTTTAAAACTTCAAAAGAAGATAGAAGAGCTTAGAACAACTGAACAAGGAACAGAGAAAGAAAACAACAACCTAAAAGAATTGCAGGATTCTTTGTCTCAACTAGAAGTAAACTTAAAAGAATTAATACAAGAAAAGTCATATTTAGAAACTGCCTATAATTTGTTGAAAGACACAGGTATCAAAACAAAAATTGTAAGACAGTATCTTCCGGTGATTAATAAATTGGTCAACAAGTATTTAGCGTCATTAGATTTCTTTGTTAATTTTAATCTAGACGAATCGTTCAAAGAAACAATTAAGTCTCGGCATCGTGATGAGTTTTCTTATAATAACTTCTCTGAAGGCGAAAAACAACGAATTGATATGGCTTTGATGTTAACTTGGCGTGCTGTTGCTAAGCTAAAAAATTCTGCCAATACCAATCTACTGATACTTGATGAAATTTTTGATTCAAGTCTTGATGCCAACGGCACCGAGTATTTGATGAATATCCTACATATGTTAGAAAATGTAAATTTATTTGTCATATCACACAAAGGCGATGTGTTACAAGATAAATTTACTAATGTTATTCGATTTATAAAAGAAAAGAATTTTTCAAAGGTAAAAAAATGAATGATGAAGTCTTAGTTATTAATACTACTGATAGTTTGACAAAACCAAAAGTTTTAGAGCCAATGAGTTTATACAATGAACATTATCCGTTGCTTTCACAAAAGATGCCAGAATATACTAAATCTCTGCCAAATACTCAAATAAATATTTTAATTGAACGAATGAAGTTAACAATGAAAAAATTTGGCGGCATTGGCCTCTCTGCCAATCAATGTGGTATACCAATTAGAATGTTTGTCATTGGCCACGAAGACTTCAATATGGTATGCATCAACCCAAAAGTTTTGATGAAATCGGATGAAGTTGAAAAAAAAGATGAAGGTTGCCTCTCTTTTCCTGCTTTATTCTGTAAGATTGAAAGACCTCAATGGATTAACGTAGAGTTTACCAATGAGCACGGGCAAGTTGTTCAAACAAGACTTGACGGCTTGACTGCTCGCTGTTATCTACATGAACTTGATCATATGAATGGCATCAAGTTTACCAGTTATGTTGGTTCAGTTGCTCTTAAAATAGCAAAGGCAAAACAAAAAAAAATAATTAAAACTGCAATTCGAAAGAACAAGTAATGAGTTATTCATTTGATCCTAAAGATGATGTTGAAACGCAATGGCAAAAATGGCGTGATTCCGGTTTGATGTTTGAAGACATTGATGAAAGTATGCTTCGTGAGCGTGTAATTCAGGAACTTACTTATGTTTCAAAGATGGATGTAAAAGAATACACTTTATATCAAAAATGGTGTGAAGTACAAGAACGTTATCCGTCTATTATTGTAAATGATCTTTGGGAAGGCGAGAAACGTGTACTTGAAGATGAAGAACAACGCCGAGCAATTGAAGAAATCAAGCGTAACTTTTGGTTGCCAGAAACACCAGAATCATATGAAGCTTTGCAACCAGAACTTCTCTACACTAATAAAGATAAAGAATTGCCTGAACTTTGGAATTGTATTCGAACATTTTCTTCTACGATGAAGAACAATTCTAATATTGGTCGTAATCTAAACTTTATCGTGCGTGATAGAGTTACTAAGAAGTATCTTGGTGTAATTTGTATTTCATCTGACTTTCTTGATTTAACACCAAGAGACAAGTATATTGGTTGGTCAAAAGAATTAAAGACACAAGGCGGCATGATTAATCATACTGCAATTGGTTCTACAATTGTACCTCTGCAACCACTTGGTTTTAATTATGTTGGCGGTAAATTATTGGCACTTCTTTGTCTTTCCGATCCTATACAAGAGATGTGGGAAAAGTTATATGGTGACAAGTTAGTATCTGTAAGTACCACTTCACTTTATGGTAAAACTAAAGCTGACGGCCTTTCTCAGTATGACAACTTAGACTACTGGCAGAAAATGGGCTTTACTTCCGGCTCTGTGTCATATGAACCAAATAATGATACTCGTTATATGATTCGTGAGTGGTTGAAAACTAATCACACTCGCCGTTATTTTGAATGGTACATTGCAAAGAAACCATCCGGTCAACCACATAAGCGTGATCACAAAAATCGTTCATTGACATTCACATATAGCAAACTCAGTGTGCCAAAAGAACTTGTCAAGTCTGATCATGCTCGAGGCATTTATTGGTGTCCATTGTATGCCGAATCTGTAGAATTTCTCCGAGGCGAACATGATGGCAAGAATATGAAAAAGTGCTTTGATTCATCAGTAGAAAACCTAAGTAATTTATGGAAAGAGAAACACGCAAAGCCTCGTATCAAGCAATTGGTTAAAAAAAGCAGAGTGTCAAGTGAGTCTCTTTTCTATGACAATCTAGCAATAATGACCTGGCAAGAAACAAAAGACAAATATTTGCCGCAAGTGGGTCGATAAATATAGTATAGTTGTTTATATGCGGTGAGTCCGAGACAGCCTACCCCCGTAGGTAGAGAGGTTTAACTCCTCTAAACCGCTCCACTTCTGTTGTTTTCTGGCAACAAAATTCCTGAGTAAAATCAACAGCTTACAAAGGGCTTGACAAAGCACTGAAGCTATCGTACAATCCTTACATAATTGATACGGATACATACATGACTTTTACTGCCGAACAAAAATCGCAGCTGGCCAAGTTGATGGCAACCGAGAATCTAACGGTGCAACACCAAAAGATTCATACTGCAAAATTTGATCCGATCAATCGTGTACTCTATTTGCCAATTTGGCAGAATATGAATGGTGACCTCTATGACCTGCTAACTGGCCATGAAGTCGGTCACGCATTGTATACCCCTGCTGACGGCTGGCATTCTGCCGCTACTGACAAATCTAAGCCTGCAAGTTATAAAAACTTTTTGAATGTAGTTGAAGATGCTCGTATTGAAAAGAAAGTGAAACGCCGGTATCCTGGTTTGAAGTCATCTTTTCAAAAGGCTTATAAAGAACTATTTGACCGTGATTTCTTTGGTCTTCATGGTCGCAGCACTAACGATATGGCGTTTATTGATCGCCTGAATATTTTTACAAAGTCTCAATATACAGCAGACTGGATTCAATTTAGTTCTAAGGAACAAAAGTTTGTTACTGAAATTGAATCACTTGAAACATGGGATGATGTTGTTCGATTAACGGACAGTATTTTCGAATACTCTAAAGATGAGCAATTTGAAATGCAAAATTATGATTTTAATTATGCTTTCGATGAATCAAATGAAGAGAATGAAGATTTATTTGATTCCAGTATGGATTCTCCTGATGGTACCTTTGGTTCAGAGGATTCAGACTTGAAATCCAAATCAAATAATAATTTTGATTCTGATGAAAATACAGAAGATCAAGAGAGCGGTGATTCAAGTGAAGAAGAATCTAAAGCATCTGATGTAAATGATGAAGATGATTCTAAAAACAAATCAAATAAAATTAATCGCAACAAGCAATCTAGTCTCACCGATAAAGATCAGTTTGCACCCGAATGTGTAACTGATGAAGAGTTTCGTAAGCGTGAAAATCTTTTGCTTGATGAAAAAAGTCAACCATATATTTATGTAAATATTCCAAAGTACAATAAAAAGTATTCGATCACTCCTGCAAAGCGTGTTATTGAACAAATCGAAGACTTCTATACAAAACCAAATGAGAGTAATTACATTCGTATGAATCCAGATAAAGTTCGTGAACTGGTAAACAATTTCAAGAATCGTAATGAGCGATTTATTGGTCTTCTAGTAAAAGAATTTGAAATGCGTAAGGCGGCTAAGGCTTACAATAAGTCTAAGTTGTCCGATACTGGTGACATTGACATTAACAAGCTTTCATCGTATAAGTTTGATGATAACATTTTCCGCAAAGTGATGCTTACGCCTAAGGGTAAGAATCACGGTTTGATTTTGTTGCTTGACAAATCTGGTTCTATGTCTGACAATATGCCTGGATCAATTGAACAAATTTTGATTTTGTCCATGTTCTGCCGCAAAGTGAATATTCCGTTTATTGTTTATGGTTTCGGTGGTGAAACTGAATCTTATAAGGCGGATCACGGTCATAAACAATATAATAACGTATTTTCTGCTAACGATAGAGACCTTAAATTATTTCCGGTGTTTATGCGTGAGTACTTGAACTCATCAATGTCTAATTCTGAATTCACTAAGGCAGTTCGTGCTCTTTTGTGCTTAAAGTTGGCATATGAAGTTCGTTGGCATTCTTATCCTAAATCCGAAAAATTATCCAATACTCCGCTGAACGAAGCAATTATTGCTACTGGTCACATTATGAAAGAATTCCGTAAGCAACATAATCTTGATTTGTCCAGTTTGATTATTGTCCATGATGGCGATTCTGATACAAGCAAGTTTTACTATGAATATGATGTGCGCTATAATCAAGTCAGGTCTCAATGGTATGACACCAACTACTCTAATGTAATTGTACAAGATACTCAAAATAAGTTTCAACACAAGCTTGAATGTAATCTTACAAAATATGATCCTTTGCTGCTTTGCGCTCTAGATTGGTTTAAACAGACCACGAACTCTAAAGTTTTTGGTTTCTTTCTGACTTCTAGTGGTCGCCAAACTAAAAGTTCGATTGCTAATCGATATGTGTTTGAAGATGGTGAACATTATGTTACTAAGCATTATGCTGCTCGTAGAGCTAATGCCTTTAATGAAGCAAATGCTCTTGATGAAAAATTAAGTAAGATTGTAAAACAGTTTAAGACTGAAAAGTTTGTTGCTTGCAAGACCCGTGGTTACCATGATTTCTTTATCATTGCTGGCGGTGAAGAGCTAACTACTGAGAATGAAGAAATCGAAATCGAAGGCAAAATGACTGCTTCAAAGTTGAAAAATGCCTTTATGAAGTATAATAAAAAGCGTTCTATTAATCGTGTTCTGGTCTCCAGATTCATTCAGGGCATTGCCGCCTGATGTTGTTTTTATGCAACAGAGACTTGACAATGTTTCTGTTGTGTTATATAATGTGTGTATTATTGATAAGGATTGATTATGCCTACCCGTGCTGAAACCCGCCAAAATTTTATTGATGCTCTGGTTGCCCTTCAGCGGCCAATTGTGACTCGGCGTGAAATTAAGAAGATTTGCTCAGAACTTGGTATCTCTGGTGTTCCGTGGTTTACTAAAGAAGAAACAAATCGTGTTGGTCGTGGATTGTACAAAGTGCCAGTTGCTGGTACTCCGGCAATTCAAATGACCGCTCAAGTATTGCCAATGATTAAACCTGTAGAAAAGTCTGAAAATCGAATTCAAAATGTTTCGACCGACCTGGAAGAAACTGATCTTGTGCCTAAGAACTACAAAAATTATGTAGCGTTTGGTAACTTTGATGATGTTTTGTCAATTGTACAAAGTAATCGTTTCTTTCCTGTTTTTATTTCTGGTCATTCTGGTAACGGCAAAACCATGAGTGTCGAACAAGCCTGTGCTCGTGCGAAGCGTAAGTTTGTTTGCGTTTCAATGACACCTGAAACTGATGAAAGTGATTTGCTTGGCAACTATGTGTTGATTAACGGTAACATGGAATGGCGTGATGGTCCTGTGACCACTGCCGCTAGACAAGGCGCTGTGCTCTGCATTGATGAAATTGATTACGGTGCTCAAAATCTTTCTTGCTTGCAGCGTGTACTTGAAGGCAAGCCGTTTATGTTGAAAAAGAAAGGCGAACTGATTGTGCCTGCGCTCGGTTTTACGGTATTTGCTACTGCTAATACTAAGGGCAAAGGCTCTGATGATGGTCGTTATATGTTCACCAATGTTTTGAACGAAGCATTTCTTGAGCGTTTTCGCAATACGATGGAACAAGAATGGCCTCCGGTTGTCACTGAACGTAAGATTGTTCGTAAGGAACTTGCTTCAGTTGGTTGTGATGATGAAGATTTTGCTGACAAGCTCGTTACTTGGGCTGATGTTATTCGCAAGACTTTTGCTGATGGCGGTTGTGATGAAGTGATTTCTACACGCCGTTTGGTACACATTGTTGAAACCTTTGGCATCTTTAATGACAAGATGAAGGCAATTCGTATGTGCTTGAACCGCTTTGATGATGATACTAAGGCATCTTTTCTTGACCTGTATACCAAGGTAGATTCTGGTGCTACTGTTGAACAAATTCTGACTCCGCCGGTATCTGAAACGCCGGCAAAAACGGATGAAGAGATTCCGTTTTAATCAGTTTTTCCGCCTAAATTTTTTAGGTTTTTATTTTCCTTTTTAGGAGATTTTTATGAGTGCTCATGTAAGTTGGTATACTAAAGAAGTTAACGTTGATACTTTTTGTCATATGTTAAATCCAACATCTAATGAATTGATTGACTGTGATCCCGTAGGCCAAAGACCTGATATTGAATCAATGAGTAAACGACAAGGCATTTTAGATACTTTATTTCGTGGCTATGATATTGGTGAATTAAAGTTAAGAGAAATAGGAGTTGGCTTTCATAAATTTAGATCAATTGATGGAGGTCATAGAAAACGAACTATTCGTGATTATATAAAAGGTAAATTTAAAACTCATAAAAATACAATTTGTTATGTTGAAGATCAAGTTTTTAAAATCGGTAATATGTATTATAAAGATTTACCAGTTGAGGTGAAAGACTACTTGATTCACTATAAAATTAGATTTACAATTTATGATAAAACGATGACAGATGAGCAAGCGGGTGAAATTTTCCGACGGACGAATATTAGTACCGATGTTAATTGGCAAGAAATGCTTAATTCATATGAAGATAATTTGGTAGCAAAATTTATTCGTGAAATTTCAAGGCCCATTCGAGGACAGAATAATAAGTATCATCCTTTGTTTGAATATCGTGATTTGTCTTCCGAAAAAAGAAAACAATATTGGTTTAACTCACCTTCAACTAGATTGCGAGATGATGAATTTGTTACACGGTTACTTACTGTATTGACAAAAACACCAAAAGATAAAAATTGGATGACATGTTCAAACAAAGAGACAGAAGCTTGTTTTATTGAACTGGGTGATAAAGAGAATGGTAATTGGGTGAACAATCCAAATGAAGCAAAAAGAAACCAAAATATGGTAATTGAAGGTTTAGATTTTATGTTAAATTATGTTAAAGCAAAAAAATCCAAATCTAGACAACTTTTTAGCACACAAGAATTTACTGTTGTTTCTCGTTTTTATACATATTTAATTAGAACTTTTGGCCGAAATGGTTTTAAAGTTGAAGATTGGAATAATTTATATATTAAAATCAGAAATTCTATGGATCATTTTGTTGGAAAAAATGAAAAAAATTTACGAACTGATACACATAAAGATAATAAAGGTCTTCGTCTTGTTTGTGAATGTTTTCGTCAATATTTAACTGTACATGACGATCAAACAAGGTGTGAACAGTCTATAAAATGGTTGCTTGAAGAAATGAATATCAATAATTGTGGTATCATATTTCTAGACTCAAATCGTGTTTTTTCTTCTCAAATTGTAGAGCAGATTTTGCGTAAACAAAATTATAAATGTTGGATTACAGGTAAAAACTTGAGTATCAAAGATGCCGTTGGCGGTCATATTGTAGCTCATTCAGACGGCGGTAAAACAACTGTTGAAAATTGTATGGTTTGTCATAAAAATGAAAATAAAAAAATGGGTTCAACGGATGCAAATCTTTACCGTTTTATGCGTCGGAAAGAACTGGCAAAAGAAATATCAATTGCCTAATAACGCTTGACAATTAACTCAGTTTATTATATACTGACATCTCTTTGAGAGAACAGTCGCCTCTCAAAACTTTGTAATAAATGCGACTAATTTTGGAGAACTTTGTAATGACGACTAAAGAAAAAGTCTT